TCAGTACTTCCTTTCGGCGTCGGCGCGAACCCGCTCGGCATACCGGCGGACGTGGCTTCCCGTGTGGAGCCGCGGCTTGCCGTTGAGCCGCGCCGCAATGAGAGCGAGGCCCGCCACCCAGTGCCGCCACGCCGTCGAGCGGGCCATGCCGAACCGATAGCAGATCGGCTTCCAGCGGGTATTCGCCGCCCGCTCCCAGACAATCTTGGCGTCGACGGGATCGAGCCAGCGCAGCCACGTCATGGCCTCGTCCATCCGGCTGATAGCTGTCGGCGATGGCCGGGCCGGACGAAGGACCGCATCATGCCAGCCAAACGCGTCCCAGAAATCCCGCACGACCTCTGGCCAGGTCGAGTAATACCCCTGGACCCGCTGTTCCGGCAGGCTTCGCATCACCTGGGCGGCCTCCGCCATGCGCTCCTCGACCATGCTCGCCGTCCACCGTCCCTCAGCCATGGAGCGCACCCTCGGCTTCCCGCTTGCCATAGAGCTTTTCGCCGAACTGCCGGACCAGCTCCCGCTCCGGCCAGGTCAGCCGATCGTCTTCGACCGACACGGCGAGCACTCCCTGTTCACGCTAACCGTCCCGCTTGACGTCATCGACGGGCCGCCGCTCGCCGCCATACCCCTTCGGATGCCATCTCATCGCTGCACCTCCCGGAGGCAGGCCGCGTAGCCGGCAACATCGACGATGCTGTCGAGATGCTTCGGGTCGTGGACAAGGCGCGCCATCTTGAGATCGATCAGGCAGAGCGCCACCTGGGCCGACGTGACCTTGACGCCCGGCACCAGGGACCAGCGCTTGGCGATGTGATCGAACAGCGCCGTGGCCTCGCCATACTTCCGCCGCCGGTTCTCGACCACGCGAACGGCGTGCTTGAGCATCATTTCCGAGTTCATTGCCGTTCTCCGTGCTTACGCGGCCCCACCGGGGCCACGGTCACTCCGAACCCCGTTGCCAGGTGCCGCTGGCCGTAAAGCGCAATCAGCGCCGCCTCGGCGCGTCCGCTGTCTTTCACCCGCGTCCACAGTCCCGCATGCGCGGGCATCAAAGCCGAGGCCCGCGCCCGGCTGCCGTCCTTGCCGGCGCGCACGCCGAGGCCGGAACGCCATTTGCGCGGTGCCACGTAATCGGTCGGAATGAACCCGGCGGACAGCACGCCTTCGACGATGCCGAGCGATCTGCCGAACTGGAACATGCTGGTCACGCCCTGTCCGGGCATGGCGCCGACCTGCTCGACGAAAGCGTGGGCGATGGGGACGTGGGCGTCGACGAGGCGCGCCAGTTCGTAGCGGTCGATCTCGCGCTTGGCCTCGCCGCCTCGGTTCAGCCGGTGCACCGGCATGTCGAAGATCTCGAGAGCGCCGTCGGCATGCAGGAACGCCAGCGCGCCGCCCAGTCCCGGATCGATACCTAGAATTTCGTTCTGTTCGCTGGTCATGATCGCTGGCCTCCTTTCGCCATGGTGAGCGGGTTCACCCATCGCCCTGCGCCGGCTCGTTCGGGTAAAGATTGATGACCTCGGCGTCGGGAAAGACGCCCTTCGCGGCCTTGAGCAGCTCCATGCCGCCAACCAGCGCCGCTACTTCGTCGGGGGTGATCCAGATGACCTTGTCGCCGTGCAGCTCGCGCACCCGGGCAATGGCGTGCTTCTGCTCGCCTATGGCAACCCTGGTGCCGGTCGCGCCGTGAAAGCCGAGCAGATAGGCGTCGTCCTCGACCGCTGCCGCTTCCATGGCCCGGGCGATCGCCGCCCAGCCCCGGCACATGGCGGCGGCCTGTTCCTCAACCTCGTGATCGCTGCCGGTGATCAGGGCTTCGTGGTAGAGGTCTTGCTGCTCGGTGAAGAGCCGGTGCAGGTCGGCATCGACGCGCTTGAGGATGGCCAGCGCCCAGCGGCTCTCGAAGGCCTGGGCGGCCTCGGCGACCTGGGCCATGACGCGGGGGATCAGCGGCTCGCCGACCCTGCGCGTGGCGCCGCCGCTCGGAGCCGCGCTCACCACGACCCCACCACCAAAATGCGGCACTTCTCGCGCGCGCGTATTTCCTTCCCCTTACTTTTCATTATTTACCTCCTTTTTTGGTGTTTTGGACTAACTGGAAAAGAAGTGACGCAACCTGACCTGATGCCCTGAAAACCCTTGGTTTCCGCCGGATTGGACTTGCGTCACTTCGTGCGTCATTTTGCCGATTTGCGTCACTTCGAAGTGACGCAAGCTGTCGCGGGTTTGCGTCATGTGTTGCGTCACTTCGGAAGCCGATTTTGGTCGTAAACGGGTCCATCAGAACCTCGGCTCCTTACCCTGGCGCCGGCCTGCCGTGGGGTCTTGGAAGGACTTGTTGATGAAGTTGTCGACCTCGCCCGAGCCCGCCTGCTTGCCGTAGTTGTTGTCGGCGTAGTCGTGGATGTGGCCGATGCCTTCGTCGGTCAGCTTCAGCCCGGTGACGTAACGGCGATTGCCGATCTTGTGATCGCCGGTCCCTGGCATGGCCCGGCGGATGGCCGGAAACACGGTGCGTCCGCCGAAGGGTTTGGCGTCCTGGCCGAACTCCGAGATCATCCAGCCGTTGAGGGAAGCCAGCAGGTCGCGGCGATCGACCATCATGCCGTCCGCTGGCTGCACCGCTGTCGCCAGCCAGGCGCCGATGGGGTTGTTGTCGTGCTCGAACATGCCGACGGCATCGCGCATGGCCTTGGGCGGATCGAAGTAGCGCCGCTCGGCCAGCCGGGCGTAGCCCTCAAGCGCCCAGTTGAGGACACCGCCCAGTTCGGCCTCGATCACCTGCTCGGAGATCGATTTCTCCTCGGCCGCCGTCTCGTCGTGCTCGACGGTCATGGGCAGCACGATGGAGCGGTTGTAGACCGCGTGGGACTGGTCCTTGACCCGGGGTAGATGGTTGGCGGTGAGGCAGACCGCGATATCGAGGCTGCCTTCCCAATTGTCCTTGTTCTTGCGCGGAATGCTGACCGGCTCGCCGGTGACGATGACCTTGTAGCGTTCGGCATCCAGGAACTCGCCGCTCGAAACCGCGTCGTCGGCGATCCAGGCCGAGGCGCGGATCAGCGGCTGCATCCCGAAATGCTCCTCCAGATCCCGGGCCCGCATGCCGGTGGCGCGCCCGCCGATCAGGGCGCGCAGCACCTGCGCCAGCTGGGTCTTGCCGGTTCGCGACGGGCCATAGACGATCAGCCCCTTGGTCATCTCGCGGCTCTTGCCGCGCACCAGGGCCGAGCCGAACCATTCGGCGAGGGTGTCGGTAACGGCCCGGCGTTCGTCCTCCTCGATGTTGCTGAAGGCGGTTTCCAGAAAGGCAATCCAGATCGGGCAGGTCGCCGCGGCATCGATGTCCGCCTCGACCCGACAGGTGGCGTAATCCGTCTCCGCGTGGCCCCGGATCTGCCGGGTCCTGGGATCGATGACGCTGTTGAGGCAGACGATGACGCCGGCGGCGTCCCACTCGATCCCTTCGCGAAGAAGGCCCGGGTGCTCCATCACGTAGCGCCAGGCGGCGTTCAGCAGCTGGGGCGAAGTCTTCTGGCCCATGGCCCGGACCACGCCCTGGATGGTGACCCGCATGATGTGATCGAGCTCGTCGTCGAACGGCCGCCAGAAACCGTCGGCATAGGTCCAGGCTTGGCCTTGGGTCAGCATCAGTCGGCCACGGTGATCGACCCAATGGGCGATGGCGGCCTCGCCGACCTGGGCGATCAGGTGCTCCTTCGCGGCCTTGGCCTTCTTGGCGGGTTTCGGCTTGGCGGCGCCGTCGCTGGCGGCGGGCTTGCCGGCGGCGCGTTTCTCGCGGGCCTTAGCCAGGCTGACGACGCGCTCCTGGGCCTTGTTTCCGAATTTCTCCCGCGCCGAGGCGATCATCCGGCGAATCGCGCCCTCTTCGCGTTTCCAGTTCCAGGTCGCGCCATGGCGCCCGGCGGCGGCGCGGGTGGCGTCGAGCAACAGGGCGACGATCTCGTCCTCGTCGACATCCTGCGAGGCGAGCGAGGCGGAAACCCGCAGCTGCGTCTGGTGGATGCTGGTTTCGCCGTCGCCCAGGTAGGTCATGGCGGCCAACGCCTGCTCGACGACCAGCGGCGGCTTGAAGCCCAGGCGCTTGGCGGCAGCGAGATAGGGATTGTCGTCTTGTGCCTCCGGCTCGCTCTCGCCCGTTGAGGAGCGTTCGACCACGGGCCGTTGCCAATCGAGCCATTCGACCAGGTCATCGAACTCGTGGCGCGCCCAGGTGACGTCGAGAACCATGCACTCGACAGGCGCGCCGGCGTTGGCCGCCACGACATCAGGCTTGGTGTTCAGGGTGCCGGGCAGGCGCATCACCCGGGCCAGGTCGCAGACGTTGAGATCGCCGGCGCAGATCCCGGCCAACTGTTTCAAGGTGCTGGTGATCGCCTCCTCGGTGGCCTCGGCATCCGACGCGTCGGCGCTCACGTCGATCGCCTCGTTGAGCAGCCAATAGGCGTGCAGGCCGCCGCCACTGTCGACGATCACCGACGGCGGAAACGGCAGCGGGCGGAGCGCGGAAACGACCGTGTCCTTGTCCATGCCCATTTTACCAGTGTCGATGTCGGCCCAGAGCGCCGGGCATTCCGCCAGATCGACCCGCCGCCCGGTGTGCGAGCCGGTGACCCGGGTGCAGACGCCAAAGAACATGCCGCGTCCGTCGTCGTCCCACCTGGCACAGTGCGCCGTGATCATCTCCATATCGCGGGTGAACAGGGGACGCGCCGGACCATCGCCGCTGCGGTTGGTGAACGAGCGCAGCTCTACGGCGTGCTCGGTGGTCGCGCCGAAGAATTCGGCGAGGAAATCAGCGGACTCCTGATACGATCGTTCACGCATTATGGTGTTCTGACTGGCCTGCTGTTGCGGGTTGGTATGGAGTTGGACGGAGGCGTTGCAGAGCCTCCGCCCAACGTGTCGGGTCCGGAACCCCGAGGGTCTAGAACCTGGTACGACGGCCGGCGCCGGGACGGTTCGCACTGTCGGCGGCGCTGGTCGTTCCCTCGGGTTCGGAAGGCAGGTCTTCCCCCGCCTGGTCACCGGCCTCGCCGCTCAGCAGGTCCACCTCGTCCACCCAATCGACCAGTTCGAAGACCGGCACGTCGACACGGCCATAGGCCTTGTTGGGGTGGGCATAGTCGGAGGCCTGCAGCTCGACCACGGGCAACTTGCCGGGCTTCTGCCGGTAGACCGTGCCGTAGGTCTTGGCGCACGCGCCGATGGCCCCGATACCACCGCGCGTGCTGGTGGCGAACAGGAACTCGTCGCCGGTTTCCGGCCCCTTCAGCGGCAGATGGTTGGTGAACTGCCAGGGGTCCTTGGGATCGCCGCGGTCATCGGTCTCCCACTGGCTCCGGTCGTCGTCGCCGAGTTCACTCCGCCGCGGCGGCGCCACGCCGTCGGCGATCAGCACCATGACTTCGTCGGTGGGGCGGCCGTCCCACCACCGGACCCAGCCGACCTTGGCTCCCGCCATGTTGGCGATCAGCCGGGGGCCGACCGGGATCTCGATGTCGTCCTGGCTGTAGAAGTACCGGCCCTTGCGGAACTTGATGATGTTACGGGCGCCGCCGGTGGCCTGCTCGCCGTAGGCGGCATAGGGGTTGTAGTCGTCGGGGTTGGCGACGGCGCCGCTGGTGGTCTGAGTCGTGGGTACGTTCGACATTTTCGAATTTCCTCATGTCAGGTTGCGGTTATTTGACCTTGATGGTCAGACGTTCGCCGGGATCTCCCGGCGTCTCGAACGGCGAGAGATCGATGCCGGCCGCCTCGACGGCCTTCCTGTCCAGGGACAGGCGTCCCTTGACCGGGAACCAGGTCACCGACCAGTTGTCGCCTTCGACCTTGCGGGTCCGGTGTTCCCGCAAGAATTCCTTGATCCGTTCCTGGGCCTCGGCATGGCGCCGGGCGGTGGCGTCCTTCTCGGCCCGCGCCGCCTGTTCCTCGTCGACCAGGGTCTTGAGGGCCGTCAGCGCATTGCCGCCGAGCGGTTCCTTGTCTTCGGGGATGGCGCCGACGGTGTCGCCGGCGCACCGACTTCTATGCGGGCAATATCGGCACTCACCGCCGCTGGCGAGCTTGCCCTCGGGCGGCAGGTCAAGGGATGCGGCCGCCGTCATGACCCGGGTGGCGCGGGTCTTGGCCGCCGCGTAGATCTCCGGATCGAATGCGATCGCGAACTCGGTGACGTCATCGAGGAATGAGGCGTCCGTATAGGAGATCAGCGCGTAGTTCGGCCGGTACGCGGTGCAGTGCCGGATCAGGCCCATCTGGCAGTGGACCTGGAATTCGTGCTCGGCCTTGGCGTCCTTCAGGCTGACGCGGGGATCGATGCTCTTGCACTCGACCACCAGGCTGTCGCCGCCGCTATCGTCGACGCCGTGATGGGAGAGAGCGCCCGGGGAAACGCCGACCAGCAGGCCGTCACTGGTGGCCGAGAGATAGCCGTCGACCAGGGTTTTCTGGTTCGCGCCCGCGAACAGGAGCGCAACGCCTTCGGGCAGCTGGGCCCGGATGCCCGGTTCCCAGTGGTGGTTTTCGATGAGATCGCCGCGCAGCTTGGCGCCGTAGCGGTCGACGTAGTCGGGATCGGGATCGACGCTGTTCTTGGCAAACCAGGTTTTGCGCAGGCATTGGCCGACCTCGCTGGCGCCGACGGTGAGATCCCGGTCGTGCGCCCAGGTCTTGCCGTTGGCGGCCACATGGGCGTCGAGCATGGATTTGATGGAAATCGTGGGCATCAGTTCACCCTCAGCAAGCGTTTGATGATGAAGAAGGCGCTCTCCGGCTCGCCCGGTAGCGGATCGTCCAATTCGACGAGCCCGGCATCGCGGCGGATGTGTCCGATGCGCTTGTCGATCAGGCGGAGCGCCAGGCGGCGGAAGTCCTCATTCGCCTCCAGCAGCCAGTCCTGAACCTCGACGCGGGCGATCATGACGTCGGCGTCGTCGATGGTGAGGGCCTCGAACTCGGCGAGGAGAGAGGCCAGGCGTTTGCCTTGAGGAGACGCCAGCACCTCGGCCGTCCTCCGGGCTTCCTCGCGCCGGTAGTGGGCCGCGAGCTTGCCCCGTTCCTCGAGGCGCTTGTCCTTGGCCGACTTGGCCTGGCCGCCGGCCGGCCGTTTCCGCCTGGCCTTGACCGGGCGCGGCGTATAGGTGTCGGCAAAGGCCTCGAAGGGGTTCAGGGCGACCATCAGCCGGCGCTCCCCATCACCACCAGATAGGCAGTGACGTCCTTGCCGCGGCGCTCCTGGACAAGGTGTAGGCGCCCCTCAAGGGCGTGGTCCATGGCGCGGTCGGCGATCCGGCCCAGTTCCCGCCGCATGGTATCGGGAAGCGAACTCCCCGCCTCGCGGTCGGCGCCGAGGTGGCCCCGGTGGTATTCGAGACGATCCCCGGGCCGTGCCCGATCGAGCCACTTCAGGAAGTCGCCTTGCCGGATCATCAGGGAGCGGAGCGGCGGCACAGCCGACACGGGGGAGATCAGCGCGGTCATCGCGGCCATCACCGGGACCCGGCTGTCGCCGAGGTGCTGGCGCGGAGGTTCTCGGCCTCGTACGCCTCGACGTCTTCCAAGCGGTAGACGACCCTGCCGCCGGTTTTTAGGTAGGCGGGGCCCTCGCCCAGCCAGCGCCACCTCTCAAGCGTGCGCTCGGAAATGTTCCAGCGGTCGGCCAGATCGATCTGGTTCAAATGCCTGACAGCCATCTGGCTCTCCTTCGGATTTGTTAGCGTCCGAAGGCAGAATCGCGCAGAGGGCGAGAGAAAACCGAGGGGTCAGGAGGGAGAAGAAAGGAGAGAAATTTACCTAGAGTTCGAAGCCCCAGAGCCCGTCGCAGGACTTGAGATAGGAGTTGATCTGGGCCCACTTCTTCGTGCCGAAGGCCTGGCGGAGGGTATCGGAACTTGACTGGGCATGGTCGAGGAGTTCACGGGCGGTGAATCGCTTCCCTTCCCGGAAACCCGTGACCAGCCTGCGGATGATCGCGATGTGGTAGTCGGACCTGAATCTGATGGTGATATCTCCGTTGATCACCAACTGCTTCCCGTCAGGGGACAGGTAGAGTGCTTCGCCGATGTCCGGCGCGAGGGAGCCGTCGAGACGGGCGGCGAGTATGTCCGGGTTGATCGCCAGCCTTGATGCGGAATCAATCACGTCGCGCAGGGCAACCAGATGATGACCGGCGATCGTCTCATCCGGGAAGCGATGCGAGGGGGTACTGGTCAGAACAACCCGCAACCGTGGTGCCGGGCGGTTTTTCGCCACATACTTGATTTGCCGCCAAACGGACGGTTCATGAAGCCGTCTGGCAAACCAGATCGGCACCCGCTGAGTCCGACGGCCGAGACGGACGTCGCCGATCTCCCACAGCAGGTCGGGAACGAGCGGAACCGGCCGCGAGCGGGATGGCCAGTCGACCCGGTCCATCAGTTCCCCGATGACCGCCGGGACGTCTACCTGGAACCGGGCGATTTGATCGTCCGGCACGGTGACCCAGCCTGCGGTCGGGCTGAAGTAACCCAGTCCCCCGTTCTCGGCGGACCACGACAAGGTCACGGGAGCGTCGTCATGATCGGCTTGTGAAGCGACCGCCGCTTTGTGCCCATGCGGCTTCAGCAGGCCGGTTGCCTTCAGGACGAGGGCCTCGGAGGAATGGTAATCGTCCAGCACGACGCCGGAGATGACGGTTTCTGGCGTTTCGATGGCGCTCAGCAACAGCTCCAGGGCCGCAGGCGAGAGGCCGGAGCCGTTATCCCGCATCGCGCACGATGCCCCAACGACGCAAATACTTCTCCCCGATCAACTGCTCACGTTCGGTCTGATCCTTGAGATTGCAGCCATGCGGCATGGTGATGGTCAGAGGCAAGGTGCGAACACGCCGCGATCCGCCGGTGGGATGGAAACGAATGGCCAGCTTGGCCTGTGTGGCCACCCAGCCGCCCAGAAGGGGATCGGCGCCGCCGAAACGGTCATGCGCCATGTCCCAGATCGAGCGATCGGCCTTCCGCAGGCATTCCAGCGTCACCCGTTCGCCCACGCTGTCGATTGGCATAAGGCGCAGAAGCCTGACCTCGACGCCGGCGACGCCGTCCGAGGGGTCGGTCGGGAAGTCGAAGGGACGCTGCAGCACCGAGAGATCGTACTGGCGGAACGGAAGCCGCTCCTGCCGGAACTCGATTCCGAGCAGATCGCGGGTCAGAAACCGGACCATATCCTCGCGGCTCTCGCGGTCGTTGGCGACCACCTCTATGACGCCGGTTTCGTGCTCGTAGGTCATGGCAGCCTCGAAGACGGGCCGCCGCGGCCTGCGGATCAGCTTACCGTGCTCATCGAACGCCAGATCATCATCGGGCAATCCCTCCCGGTAGACGACGATCTGGACCAACTCGCAGTCCTCGCCCGCGAAGGTCGGCCGTTGCCGGTCGAAGATATCGATATCAACGTTGTTCGAGGCGAATCGTTTCTGAATCGCTGCCTCGAACGCTGCAACGGCGCCGGCATTCCGGCTCAGGACCCCGTTCGGCTCCCCGATGAAACCGTCCCACATGCGGCCACGACGGCGCTCGTCGGTGAAGCGGGCTTCCTCGGCATGCAGGAAGCCGGTCGGGTCGTTCAGGAACATCCACAGCGCCCGATCATGGGCGTTGCCGAGATCGTCTAACGTCGTCCGATCCCCAACAACGCCGAACAACGCGTTCTGCCCCGCCTCGTCGGCCATCTTGGTGACGCGCTCGGCGTCGTTCATCACACGAGCAAGGGCGGTTTCGTCCATCTCTTCGACGAGCTGCAGCAGGGGACGCACGACATCGCGTCCCGGGCCGTCCCAGTCGATCTCGATGGGAATATCAATGCCGGCCTGTTCGAAATAGGTGCGGAGGGAGGCGGCCGGGGTGTTGCGGATGAATCTGGCGACGCTGGGCATTCGTTGGTTCCTTTCACATTGCGCGAATCACTTGAGCCGGTCTTTTACGGCCTTGTTGACGGAATTCCGGCCGACCTTGACCTTGGCGACCGAACGCCCGTAGCTGTCACGGGCGACGGTATCGATGGAGACGGTCTCACCCTGGATCATGGATTTCAGGGCCTTGGTCGCAGCTGCGCCACCGCGGGTGCCCTTTTCGGGGGCATCCACGTTGGCAAGCCTGACCGGGTTCTTGCGGCTGGCCGCCATGAAGGTGTCGCCGTCGATGACTTTGGTTACGCGTTCTTTGCGGGGCAT